CTTCTAGGTTGGTGGATTTTACGTCGGGGAGGGTTCGACGAGTGGCTTGGAGCTCCACTATCTCTTGAGATCTTTCTTCTGGGGGTGTGATGTGGGCAGGCGCGTGGGCAGTGACAATAAAGATGGAGGTCTTGTCATTGGTGGTGTTGTGCTCACGGGCGGGCTTTGGGGTCTGTCCTTGGGATCCCAATGACCTACTTCCAGGGGCGGTCCTTGCTTCTCCTCCTTCTTCTTGCGTATCTCTTCCTTCTTACTTTCCTTGCGTTCTCTGCGGCGGCTGATTTTCTCAACCTCCGCCACCCCGTGGATTGCCTTGACAGCGGCCTCTGCTCGCTGTTTGGCTGCCTCGACGCCGGGTCCAGCAGTAACATCAACCGTGGCCTCAGGGGGAGGCTCGGAGACTGACTGGGGGACCGTGGCGAAGGCCTCATCGGGGACGATTGACAACTGCACCTTGACTTTGTGCTCGTTGTCCGCTAGTGGAGGCGGGATGGTCATCAAATCGTCGTACGTTTCGATCTTACTAAGCCATTCCGCGTATCGGGAAGGAGTTACGTTCACTACGCCTTGCCAGAGGTCAGCGGCGTCTCGGCTGGTTGGCCAAGACTCTCCGCTCCCGTAGGTGATGGTGTACCACGGGCCATCTTGCTTGCTCACTTCTCCTTGTCTACCAGTGATTTCTACCAACTTGTGGTAGAGCATCTGGTATAGAGGGATCGCGGGGTCAAGCTCATGGAGACCCTTCATCTTATTAAGGGCGGCTGTTACGTCGGGGATGTCAGATGGTGCTACAGACAGATGGAGCTTACTCAGCAACCGCAGCGGGTCCTGGTAAGAGTAGCCTTCATCGTCCCAACAGGCGTAGAAGAAACGGGATAGGAAGGGGACCTGCTCTCCACGGCAAACCATGTCGGCTTTTACGGTGTACCCGAGTAGGGCACCCGCCGCTTCGATGGACTCCTTGGTGTTGTGGGAGACGGAATCGTCGCCTACGTAAACTCCAAGGAGGCTGAAGGCTTCCGCTGGTTCGATGTTATCCAGTCGGTAAGCCACGAATGACATAAACGCGTTCGTAATCGTGTTGTCAATCGTGGTGCAGGCGCTGCCCGACAGCTGACTGGCTCCAACTTTGTATGGGAGACCTTCAGCGGTGCGAGCGGGGGCTGCAGCTTCGGCTTGTCGTAACTCTACTAGTTCTTTGCTGTCAGGAAACATCCTGAAGTAGAGTTTGGAGGTGAGGTGGGCCGTGATTTCGGGGTGCTTGGCTGCGTCCATCTTGGAGACGTCGGCGCAACACAGAGCTGCTCTGGGGGTGACTCCATCCCAGTGCATCTGCATGCTACGGTTAGCCAGCTGCACGATCTTTTGTGCAATCACGGTAGGGGAATTCCCTGCGGTATACCAGGGGTGGTTTGCTTTCAGCCAGGCGGCCGCCGGTAACATGTAGCGGCCGAGAGCTAGGTTAAATTCGGGGTCCACGGTGCTGATGTTCCGCATTGGACCGCTGTTGGCGATCGCCTCGACTTTAATCATTGCTTCCACCGAGCATCGAATCCTCGTCAACATCCCCATCGCGTACGAAGCGGCGAGATTTCTGATTCTTTGCAGGGTGCCTGTCTGGTTGTCCATCACATCTTGCACAGTCCACGGTTCAAGAACGGGTGGGGCAATCAGTCCTAGGAATTCGTCCATGTAAACATGAACTTGCTCCTCGAGTTTGCCTTTCTTGTTCCGAACCATATCGATCCTGTAGTGGACCGCGCTAAGATCGGCTTGTCTTCCTTTTGCCGGCATGACGTTCGGCGTCGTAACCATCTTGGGCAAGACGGTTCGACCGGAGACCTTGTAGGGGGCGTGTACATCATCCCTCCTGTCGCCTACAAACTGGACGAGCGTCTGGTGGGCGCGCTCAAGTCGGGGGGTGGTAAATCCGACATTGTTCCAGTAGGAGGCTAACGCTCCTTGCATCAGCAACTTGTGTTCCTTGGTGAGCCCGGTGACGGTGGACTCAAGAACGTTGCCGACGGTGTAGGCGGTACACTGCTTTCCCGACACCTGCAGCCCCATCTTCACAGTTTCCCACACCTTATTGCTCACTGTAATAGTCTGAAATGCACCCTCGTACGAGAGGTGCACTTCGTAACCGCCCTCGCCGTAGTGCTCCATCCTCACCACGAAAGGCGATGACGACGAAGACACTATCAGGGTTGGGGCAGTCACCACATCCAAGTTGTTGCTCTGGAAGGGACTAATTTCATAGGTGACGTAGTACTTGTTGTTGCGTACACACGACACGTTGCAAGGGAAGGGGAACCATGCAGACAGGCATACAGAGCCGTTCCACAAACCAAAATTGGGTATTTTCCGCGTCGCCAAGTTGTCGGTCAAATAAATATATGAACCGACGGTTGTCCAGGCCTTGTGCGCTTCGTTTCCCGCTGGGTGTACGGGACGGAACACACGCATCTTTGGAGTTCGTCCGGTGACGCCAGCAGTCCATAGAGAGACAGCAGCACCGAATCCTCCATCCGCTATGCGCTGGGTTAGAGCTTCGTCGCTTTGCAGCGAACGCCATAGGGATTCGAACAGAACCGAAGATGTGGCCGTTGTTATCAAAAGAGGGAACAACCAGAGACATGACAGGGAGTCAGTCACGTCTCCGAAGACGGATTGGAAGAGGGACATGGCGAGGGACACGACCAGCGCAACCGCGTAGTGGGAGCCTGCGGCTACCAACACGTTTGCTAGGATCGCTCGGGGTAATCTGGAGAATCCGGTGAAGGACAAACCATACAAAATTACAACAAGGGGGAGGGGAATAATGCGGAGGAGAGTGCGAAGCAGAGACATGTGTTAATCCCAAACTCGACTAACTTTGCTGGGTACAAAGCTCAAATTGCGTGGCAGCTGGGGACGAGTGATCGTAACCACTACACCTCCCCTTTTCGCTTAAGACGGTCACCAGAACTCCATAAGCTCTGGCTAACGCCGATGCTAACGACCAGATGGCGAGATACTCATTCCATCCGGCCTCCCCTGTAACGGGGTCCGCCAGTCCTGCACAATTTGTCTACCGATCACGCCCTCTACTTCTGCGACAAGGTGGGGTTTAATCCAACCGAGCCGGGCTGCAACGTCAGACCACTACAGTCCATCCGTCTAGCACCGAGCAATGTATCCATCCACGTGGGTCCTCCTTTCGACGGGAGGCGTGAAGGCACAGAGCTGCATCAGTCTGCTTCGAGGCCGTGACATAACGTAGTGGGGGTTCGGGTCTGTCGACAACCTAGCCCCTGCCCCTAGACTGGGG